TCTTGCAGAAAAAGTAACTACTGTAGGTTCATTTGATTCTGACATTAACATTGATACAAATACTCAAGGTGTTGTACTAAGTACAGCTACAGCAACTGCAAACTTTACAATTAATTTAAGAGGCGATGGTTCTAATTCACTAGATGCTTCAATGGATAATGGTGAATCAATTACAGTTGCTTATATTAATAAAAACAACAACGTAACTTATTACAATACAACAGTTAAAGTAGATGGTTCAGTAGTAACTCCAGTATGGCAAGGCGGAAGCGCACCAACTGGTGGAAACGTAACATCAAACGACGTTTACACATTAACAGCTATTAAAACAGCTTCTTCTACTTTCACAGTATTAGCAGCGCAAACGCAGTTTGCATAATAGGAGGATATTAGAAAGATGCCAATTATAAGTTCTATCGGAGGCGGATCAGTAAAAGGATTTGGTCAAAGAAATGGCCCAACAGATCCAAAGACAGTATCATTTGATTATGTTATTATAGCAGGTGGAGGAGCAGGAGGTTATACAGTTAGTCCACCTTGTGCATTAAATACTAGAGCAGGCGGAGGAGGAGCAGGAGGTTTTGCTACTTCTTATTGTGCTCCAGCTTGTGCAGTAACAGTTCCAACAGGAACAACATATACAATAACAGTAGGTGCTGGTGGTGCAACTCCAACAGGAACACCTCAAAGAAATCCAGGTGCAAACACAATAGCTTTTTGTGGAACTCCATATTCATTACGAGTAAATGGTGGTGGCGGAGGAGCTCCAAACGGAGAAGGCGGTGGCCCAGGCGGTTCAGGTGGCGGAGGTGCACCTGGTATACCTCCTAGAGCAGGTGGTGATGCTATTACAGCTTGTGCTGTTCCTTGGCAATTAGGATTTCCTGGTTCTGCTGGATATGGTATAAATGCTAATCCATTTAATGGAGGCGGCGGTGGTGGCGCTGGTTCAGGTGGTCCAAAAACTACAATAAGTCAAGTTGGCGGTAATGGTGTTTCTAATTCAATAACAGGTTCTCCTGTAGCTTATGCTGGCGGTGGAACGGCTATGCCTGGTTGTGGCGTACCACAACCTCTTGGTGGTTCTATTTCAGGTGCTGATGGAGCAGATGGAACAGGAGCTGGCGGAGGCGGAGGCGGAGGAGGTTCTGGCCCTTGGAATAAAGGTTCTGCTGGTGGAGATGGTGTTGTAATATTAAGATTTCCTACTGATTGCACTCCTTCTAAATTTGCTGTGTCTCCAGGATGTAATACAACTGCTATTGATGGAACAGATACTGTTGTAACTTTTAATGTAACAGGAACATTAACTTTATAAAAATGGCTAAATTTTTTGCAAAGATAGTAACGGTAACAGACCCTTTTGATCAAAATCAAACTGTCAAAATGGTAGAAAATGTTATTAAAGCTGGAAACGATTGTGATGAAAATTGGTGTACTAATCTTTATGGAGGAGTTTGGAAAGAAACATCAAGAGATAGTTCATTTAGAGGAAAGGCAGCAGCTGTTGGAGATTATTATAATGAAGCAACAGATAAATTTAGTAAACCGCAAGAATTTGCAAGTTGGACTTTTAATTCTGTAACAAATGAATGGGAAGCACCTATTGCACGACCAACTGTCCTTTCCTACGAAACTATTGCTGTTGAAAATCCAGAAACTCCATATCTTACTGCACAACCTGGTGATGTTTTAACAAATTACTATTATCTTCATTGGGACGAAGATAATCAAAAATGGACAACTGTAAACAAAGCTGAAAAACAAAACTTAGAATGGAATACAACTACTTTATCTTGGGATGTAGTATCTACTTACGAATAAAAAATTATAATTAAGAAAGAAATGAATCTAGAACATTATTCTTGGATATTTAAAAAAGCCATACCTAATCATATTTGTGATGAAATAGTAGCTTATGCTAAAACAAAAATAAAACAAAAAGCTATAACTGGAGATTTTAAATCTAACGAAAATTTAAATAAACCAGAATTAAAAAAATTACATAAGACAAGAAACTCTGATGTAATTTGGTTAGATGATTTTTGGATATATAAAGAAATATATCCTTTTGTTCAAAATGCAAATAAAAATGCAAATTGGAATTTTGATATTCATAAATGCGAAAAAGCTCAATTTACAATTTATGAAGAAAACCAACATTATGATTGGCATTGGGATTGTTGGAAACATCCTTACAATATTCCAAATAGTCCTGAGAATGGTTTAATTAGAAAAATTTCAGTGACAGTTAGTTTATCAGATTTAAGTGAATATGAAGGTGGAGATTTTTTATTTGACTTTAGAGATAGTTCTCCAATGAAAAAGAAACGTATTTTTTCATACAGAGATTTATTAACAAAAGGTTCGATACTTGTTTTTCCTAGTTTTTTATGGCATAAAGTAAAACCAGTTATAAAAGGAAAAAGATATAGTTTAGTAGTATGGTATTTAGGAAAACCTTTTAAATAATGAAAAGATTAAACTTAACCCAATCTATATTTGTAGATAATGTTAAAATAAATAAATCCTTAATTAACATTATAAAAAAAATGGAATTAAAAAAATCAGAAGATGGTTTAGAGTCTTCTTACATTAAAGACAATAATCATTATTTATTTGAAAAAATTATTCCTTTATTAAGTTCTTCTTTTGAAAGAATATGTAAAGAATTAAATTTTAATTCTGTTACTTTTGTAGATTTATGGGTACAGAAATATAATGTTGCAGTAAATCACGATGTTCATACACATAAAGTTGTAAATGATATTTCTGCAAATAAATTATATTCTTTTATTTTATATTTAGATTGCGGATTAAAATCAGGTGGTACTACGTTTTTTAATCTAGGATATCCTTATTGTTTTTTAAATCAAATTAATGTAAAACCTGAAGTAGGAAAATTACTTGTATTTTTAAGTTGTTTACCTCATACAGCTAATCCATCTAAAGATAATAAAAAATTAATAGTAAGTGGAAACATAGAATTTAAATAAAATGGAACAAGAACAAAATTTTATTAAAAAAGAAGATTATTTTAGTTCTTCAATTTATTATTTATCTAAAATAGAATGGTTAGATTATTTAAACAAACATTCTGATAAACATATAAATGATAGAAAAAAAGAAATGAAAAAAGAAATTACAAACCGTAATAAAAAATATGGAGATAAAAAAGATCACGGTTTTGTTTATCATTCTAATTCATTATCTGATGACCCAAATTTTTTAAATTTTAGCAGACATATATTATTAATTTCAAACAACATTTTAGATCAACAAGGTTATGATTTAAGTAACCATAGATTAGTTATGAATGAACTTTGGGTACAAGAATTTGCTAAATCAGGAGGAGGTCATCATCATACACATACACATTGGAACGGTCATATTTCAGGTTTTTATTTTTTAAAATGTTCAGAAAAAACTTCTTTTCCAGTTTTTGAAGACCCCAGATCAGGAAGACAAATGAATTCCTTACCTTTAAAAGATAAAACAAAAATAACATATGCATCTACACAAGTTTCTTATATGCCAAAACCAGGAGATATGTTTTTTTTTAATTCAGATTTACCTCATTTATTTATGGTAGATAATGGTTATGAGCCATTTAGATTTATACATTTTAATGTTCAAGCAATAGATAAAAGATTTTTAAAAAATGAGTTTCAAGAATAAAAAATATTTAGTTATAAAACAAGCTGTACCTAAAGATATAGTTGACTTTGTTTATAAATATTTTTTGTTAAAAAGAGATGTATATAGAACATTACGAGAAGTAAATTACATTTCTTTTTTTAATCAGGATTGGGGAACATTTAATGATCCTCAAGTACCAAATACTTATTCTCATTATGGTGATCTTGCTATGGAAACTTTATTGTTTTTATGTATTCCTATAATGGAAAAGAAAACAAAGTTAAAACTTTTACCTACTTATTCTTATGCAAGAATATATAAAAAAGGAGATATTTTAGAACGTCATAAAGATAGATTTAGTTGTGAAATATCTACCACGTTAAACTTAGGTGGTGATCCGTGGCCAATATATCTTGAATCTAAAAAAAATGTAGGTCTTCATTTAGAAGGGCCTTATGTCCCAAGTAATAATAAAGGAACTAAAATAATTTTAAAACCTGGAGATATGTTAATATATCAAGGAAGAATATTAGAGCATTGGAGAGAACCATTTGATGGAAATGATTGTGGACAAGTTTTCTTGCATTACAATATAGATGACGAAATGGGACGAAAAAACATTTTTGATAATAGACCTCATTTAGGATTACCATCATTAATAAAAAACAAACAAGTTTGAAAATAACTATAATCGATAATTTTATTTCAGAAAAAGAAATTAATGTTTTATTAAACTTTTATAAAAATAATAAAAAATTAATCCAACCTTGGAGAGATACTTTTCCTATGGAAATAAAAGGACGTTTTCAAGAAATAGAAAATAAATATAATCAATTTGATAAAAATATATGTGTTGATTGGTTACAAATTGTACACTGGCCTGAAAACTCTAAACAAATTTTACATAAAGATCGTTCTTGTGAAAGAACTGTTTTTACTTCTATAACTTATTTAAATGATGATTTTATTGGAGGAGAAACTTTTTTTGAAGATGGAATGTTAATTAAACCTAAAAAAGGAAGAACATTATTTTTTGATGGTCAGTATTACTTTCACGGTGTGAATGAAATTATAAAGGGTAATAGATATACCGTTGCTGTGTGGTATAAATGACAATAATTAAAAAATTTTCTAAATACTTAATATCTATAGAACACCCTAAATCAAAAACATCTTGGAATATTGCAGGTATCATAAAAGGTCAAAATGCTTTTTATAAATTTGATGTTAGAGATATGTTTGCGCTTCCTGATGGCACCCCTGCTCAAAAAGGTAGAATAGATTCTAAAGCAGATAAAATGGTTTTAGAAATGGAAGATAAGTGGATTATATTAGATTTAGGGGAACTTCATCAATACATAAAGAAAAATAAACTAAAGAAAGTCTACGTAAATGATTTGATATCTAAGCTAGAATGGACTATATTTTTGGCAAAAAATTAGATATAAAGGGTATCTATGTTACAAAAGATACAATTCAAGCCAGGATTTAATAAACAAGCCACAGCAACAG